CTGCAATACCAATTATAGCATCAAGTGTTGCATATTTTGCTGCTTGTTTTTCATCTTCTATTCTTACAATTTCATCTGCATATTGCTGATCTAATTCTCTTTGTGAAACTTCCAAATTATTAATTTGATCTAGATAATCTTGTTCTGCATCTACTCTTGCCTGTGTTCCCTCTGCATATAACTCTCGTTTTCTAGCAATATCATCCTCAATTATTTTATTCTCATCCTCTAATTGTTTTCTCTTTAATTCTATTTGATCAAAAACATATTGCTCGTTTTCAATTGCTTCATCAGATAAAACTTTATTTCTTTCTCGTTCCCTATCAATACCTGTCTGAATTAAGGCATTTTTCTCATCCAATAAACTATTAGTATTTACAAGTTGCTCAGATTCTTGTCCTGTAACTTTCGCTTGGATAGCAAGAAGTTCAGTATTTGCAGCATATATTCTGTTTTTAAGATCCTCACTTTCGCCCTCTAACGCCATTTGTTGTTTAAGGTTTGCAATTTGTGCTTTTGCCGCATTTTCCTCTGCTTCTAATTGTTTGGCTAATACCTTACCTAATTCTTCATTGGCTTTTATTCTTTCATCTATACTAAGTGAAGTATCATCTCTTAATTGTCTTTGCGTTTCTGCTTCTTTATCATATTGCTCAATTAATCTTGATTGCTCTAATGCAACTCTTTCATAATTCTTTTTTAATTGTGTTAATTGCTTACCTCTTTCCAAAGCCGCTTTTGCATCTACTTTACCAATTTCTTCTGTAAGTGTTTTAGTCATTTCAGATGCAGCAGTTCCAACTTCCGATACTGCTTCTATAAAATTCTCTCCAATTTGTTTAGCACTATCGCCTATTTTTTCAGTAGTCTTAGCCATATCAGATTCCAATTGTTCTAATTCGGCTCTTACTTTATCGGCATCTTCTGCTGATCCAAACCAATTTTTCCAAGCAAGTTCTAATTGTTTAACACCCCAAGTAACACCTTGAATTACTAACACTAGAGAATTTAATGCAACAGAAAATGCTCCACCTAATACTTTACCTAAAGCATCAAATCCACCTGTTGCTTCACTAACTCTATCAAATGTCGATTTTAAAGCAGTTGCTATATCGCCTAAGACTATACCTACTGCATTCATAACATCAGAGATTGTGTCCATAACCTCTTGATTTTCTTTTAACTTATTCCATAATGCTGATAACATTTTAACTACAATAGTAATTGGAACGGCTTTCATTGCTAATCCAACTGCACTTGTACCTGCTTTTACTTTTGCTAATATTCCTGTTTGTTTCTTTTGAGCATCATTAATCTTTTGGATTTCTTCCAAATGTTTTTTAGACTGCTCCTCTTGTGCTTTTTGTAAATCCTCTACTTGTTTAGTCAGATCCTTAACTGACTTAATAGCATCTTTAACATCTGCATCTAGTTTTATTGTAGTTTCTTGTGCCATATTATTTTTCTTTTATTACATCAAATGCTCTAGGCAAATCTTTCCAACCTTTTGGATATTGATACTTACCTTTTGCCATACTAATTACCTCGCTTTTATCTTCTTTGTCTGTTAGTTTCAAACACTCAATTATATTCTTTATCATTAAAATTCGTTTAATAGTTCTAGATCACTTTCCCCTGTTGTCATATTGATTTTAATCTTGTTTATTTTATACTGCCTATTGCTTATAATTATTCTGTCATTTAACTTTAAGTTTAACAATTGATCAATGCTTAGTTTAACTTTAAATGAATAAAGTCTATTTCTACTATCAAAAGCGTTTACAATATAATTCTGATAATAATTCTGGAATAAAGAATTGTTGTTTCCACCATAATCAGTAAGCCAAAAAGTGTTTACCTCAGATCCATAAGTCAAATTAATAGTAGGAGGTGTATTTACAGAAGCCAACTCATTGCTAACACCTGCCATCCAATATTTGTTAAATGGAGTTCTAGTCCCTACTTGTGGCTGATCAGTTACAGGATCTGGTCTTAGTCCATTTATCCAATTTATATTTATATTTCCTGCAGTATCATTATAGATCCCATAAAACAATAGTGGTTTACCAAACCCTGCATTGTTGTTATCATCAACCATTGTACCTACTTGTATTGTTGTAGAATTTCCTGTCGTAGTATTTATCAATCTTTCTTGTATCATTGTTGAAAATGGATTCTCTACATTATATTTTCCTTTTTTACTCGCATCTGCTAAATACCTTAATTCGCCATATTGTCTATTATTTAATTGCTCAAACCTTTGCCCAAGTTTAGCGACTGGCTCTTGAAACTTTAAGACTAGATCACTAAATGGCAATGCCTGTGCCACTTCGTGTTGTTCTGAGTGTGTTCTTTCAGTTAAATCATAAGTATTATATGTGGCGTAATAATCATCTAATGTTTTTACTATCGTTACACCATCTTCAAAATATGCAGTTAAATTAAATGTCTTAAATAATCCTGTTAAGAAATCTAAAACTTTCATTTCTGGCATTTGTTGGGTAGGTATAACTGAAACTTCTGTGTTTACATTTGGTGTTGCAGGAATATATGTTGCACATCTAGAATCTTGAAATGGCCCTTGTAAATTATCACAAGGATCAAATCCACCTGTAATCTGATAAAATGGCCCTGTATAATCTACCTGCATTTGAAATCCAAATGTGAATTGACTATCTGCTCTTACCTCTAAATAATAGTCAGCAAAAAAGACATTGGCTACAATATTGTTGCCTGTTGGATTATAAGGAGCACCACCTTGATTTCCTTTTATTAATGTCCAAGAATTTGCACCTGTATAACCACTTTGATTAAACTCTTGTGTGTTGTCATAAGAATTGTGGATTATAACTTGGTAAGCAGTATTTGCTGAACTTGCATCTGGTGTGATCTGCCATTGTATTCTAACCTGTCTTTTGTTTGTTGGTGCTATATTTGTATTTACTCCAAACCTTACATTTACTTCAAACCCAAAGACAACCACTTCTTGATTAGAATATAAAAAGGTATCATTACAGAAGTCCGGTCCCGCTAATTCGTTTCCACTAAAATAATTACAATCACTAAAACTACCACAACCTGTACATTGTACTCCTGTTTGACTTCTCATTTCCAAAGTTCCACCACCTGTCATTTGTCCTTTATTTCTACTCATCCATAAATAAAGATTTTCTGTTGCAGAGGTATAAAAGAAATCATTACTGAATGTCAAATTATATTGTTGCTCTATTGCTTTTAAAATTAAATCAACTCTAATTGCAGGTTTCAAGTCATTGTAAAATACTCCATCTTGCGTGTGAGATTGACTTGTCCATAAATTAGTCCAAGGCGAAGTTTGTGCAATATTACTCTTATAATAAAAATCAACTGAATGCCCTATCAATGGGTATATAAAAGCATTATCCCAAGTGTTACCTTGTGGATCATCAAGAGTGATTCCATTATTTAATCCATTTTTCGCATTATTGTTGTTGTTTATAAATTGAAATTCTGGACTTGCTAACCAACTCAATTGTTCTAATTGATCCTCAGATATAACATTTTTTAAATCTACGGTTTCCCCTAAAAATGTAACATTATAGAATTCTGGCTCATTATTCTTCATTTTAACTTTATTCAGAGTAATAAATCCTTTTTTAAATGGTAAGTAATTTAACTCTAATAATGCAGGTGCTCTATAATTACTATCAAATTGGTTTATGTCTGGATTATACCAACTTCCAAAAACTCCATTATTTACTGCTGAGGCAGGAAGTGTAAAGGGTTGAGAAAAATCAGTTCTAACTTTTTCAATATCTCTAATATCTTGAATCGTTCTAGTCAAAGAGATTTGCTCATCCTTGTATAGATCCACTTTAGTCATTGTCTGACTTACATTTCTATTAGACTGAATATATAAAACTAAATTTAACGCCATTATCTTACTTGGTTTATCATATCAAAAGCATATTGAAATTGTAAATTGTAATTAATCATACGATCATTAATGTGTCTTTTAAATTCTAAATTTTTACTCTTAATAATTACTGGCTCATTTATAACATTTGCTGATATACTTGGCTCTGGGTTATAATTAGTAAGCCATATTTTTTGACTTAAAAATAATTCTTGTAAAGTTACATTCATTGATTCTGGAATCCACCCTGTGTTTAATGAAATACTTTTCGTTCCTTGATCCCCAAATGTAACATATTGGTGTGCTTCTGTGTTATAACTCGGTACAGATCTGTCTAATAAATTTCTTTTAAATTGATCGTTCTTAACTGCTAATGATTCCTTAAATGCTCCCATCATCCAGATGCTTTCTAATGCACCATATTTATTCACAAAGGTTATTTTATAAGGATCATATTTATCTTTCGTTAGATAGTTAATTTCATAGTATGTTCCTAAGTTTGCTTGATCCCCACTATACGAGATCTTAACCACAGTATTTGGATTATCATTTTCTGGACACCAAAAAACTGAATTATCTTCATATACACCTGCTTGATCCATTTCTACATAAATTTGATAATCAGTAGCATTTGTGTTATGTCCTGCAGGAACATTTAAATTTGGATTCTGGTTATTAAAATAATGTATATACTCCTCACTAAGTCCACCATTTGTATAAGTTTCAATTTTTGTTTTTGTTGATGCTACATTTGCCTTTGCTTCTGCCAAAGTTCCATTATACCAAACCACAGTTGCAGTTTCATTTTTACAAATTAAGACAGGAATAGTCATAATTTCTGGCTCTGGAAGTCTTAAAGACAATTGACTAGACATCATACTAATTGAATTTCCTGTAACAATATTACCTGTGTCATAGTAAGGATTTACTCCTTGATTAAAATTTCCATAACCCTGTGTAAAGACTAATGGTTCTGGGGGTGTAATACTCGTACCTATTTGTGTACCTACACTATCAAAAAACTCACATTCATAATACAAAAACCATACATCATCAGTATATATCAAACCATTATATTGTTGGTTAAACTTATCGTTTATCAGCTGACTAAATTCTAAGGTAATAAACTGATCCCCACCGACAGGGGTTTTGCTAATAGTAAAATCAGCAGTTCCTGTTGGAATTGTTTCTGCTCCTTGCCATAGTCTAACTTCTGTCGTACTTCTAACCATATCTTGTGGTGTTGTAGTAGGTACAAGTTTTACATAATATGGAGATCTACTTAATTGTATTTGTGTTGCCATTATTTTTTGTTTAATTCTGTTTCAATATATTCTTGTGCATCTTTATTAAATGCTTCATTAATTTCATCTGCTAGTAACTTCTTATATTTTTCAAATGGTTTTGTTAAAAATAAACTTGGCTTCATTCCATTTCTGTATATTCCTCTAGCAATTAAAAACAATACAGATTTTCTTTTTAGAAATCTACCTTTTTCATCTCTTGGTGCTATTCCTTTACGCACTACCCACTTGTCTAATGCTCGACTAGGTGGCATTTTATTTGTGTATTTATAAGGTGTTTTATATTTTTTCTTAATACCAGAAACTCCTTTATCTACATACTCCCCATATTGAAGCATCTTAATTCCTGTTTCTACAACTCCATCGACAACTTGGGTTTCAATTGGTTGTATAGATTCAGATAGTGTGCCACTTACATCTTTCTTCTGTTTTTGCAGATTAGTTTTAGATGCCTTAATAATAAGATCTCTAACCTTTTCAACTGCTGCAATAGTATGTTTAAAATCTAAGTTTGACATACATTAATATCGTTTTGTACAAAGACATCAAAGTTATACGCCCAACCTGCAAGATCATTTTCAAATCTCTCGTGAAATGGCTCACAAGATCCATCCCCAACCAACTCAAATAAATCTGATCTTAAATTATATCTTAACATACTTTGATTCAATAAGTTCACAACTTTTAACTGAGTGTTTAAGACATCAATTTCATTTGTTATTCCATATAATGTTTGATTCCAAGTCTGATCTGTGGGGTTTATTTTATTGTTCCATACACCATCCATACATAAAATTGTACAACTAAACTGAATTACACCTGCTTGAAGTATCGCATTATTAACCATAATATGTGCCAAAGGGTACATTTCTTGTTTACTTAAATCTATCTGCGTAATGTCGCCATAAGTTATAGTGTTTACATCAGGACTTTGTTGCAGAAATTCCTGTATCTTATTTATCAAATTGTAAAATGCTCTTGATCCTTGATTGCTCATTTAATTCTGTTTTTATTCATTCTATTTTTATGCTCTTGATTTTCTACTTTATTCTTTTCAGTTTCATAACTTAATGCTAATAAACAAGTGTGTAAATTCATAGTCGTGATATGTTTAAGTCGTCTAATATCTCCTTGAGTGAGGTGGTAAACTGAGTGATACCATCCCCATTTTTTGTTAAAACCCTCTCTAAGTCCGAATCCCCCTTCACTTGATCCATTTCCAAATATCTCATCATAGTTTTCGACAAGTCGATCCCTAAACGATAAAAAAAAACAATGCTAGAAAATACTGCATCTAGTGGCATACCTTTCATAGCACTATGATACAAATCCCCCTCATAATCTTTTATGTCATAAAGTTTACCTTGACTTTTA